ATGAGCGTATGGAGTTCGATGATGCTGACTATGACCAAGCTATTACAGACTTAGCTAATTCTAAGTATGAAGAGCAAGAATATGGTTATATATCAGCTCGACAAGCAGAATACCCTAGCATCGGTGATCAGCTAGACATGTTATATCATGACATGACAGCTGATAAAGGCGATAAAACTGGTGATTGGTACGCTGCTATCGAAAAAATTAAAGAAGATAATCCAAAACCAGAATAATTTTTCCATAACCACCATTATGGACAGAAGGCAGGTCCCACCACAAAACCTGCCTTCTAATTTTTTAGTTTATTAACGCAAATCTGCATAGATCTATGTTTATAATGGTGCATAAGTAATTGATACAATTATTGAAAGGTAATTATGGAAAATCAAGAACTAACCCCTGAGCAAGCAGTCGACTTTGCAAACAAAGCAATAGCAGAAAATAAAACTTTGCGTGCTATGTTAGCTGACACTGCGGAAAAAATTGCAAATCTAGAGCTTCGAAACTCAGAGTTAAAAGTTCAGAACAAAGCTTTGCAAGAAATCTTAGGGCAGATGAATGGGGCAACACCTACAACTGAAGAAGAGTAATGTCTTCTTTAGAAAGTTTTGCTTCTTCAAGTAATAAGAGTGGACCTATTGCTTGGAGAGAGTTAAATGAATCCAACAGGGCTGCTTGGATAGAAGCTTGTAAAGGTGTTTATGATGGGATACCAGCAAGAACCGCTGCAAAGTGGTTAATAGAAGAAAAAGGATGCCCATTAATGTTAGACACTATAAGAGTACAACTTAAAAACACTATGGATCGCTATGTCAAGTCTTGAAGACTATAACAAAAACAAAAGTGATCTTGGAAATGCAAAAAGAAAAAATAACGATACTTTAAAAGGTTATGATCCTGGTTACAAACTCAAAGGTGACGAAGGTGAAATAACATCAAAGCCACAAACAGATGGCAATATTACAGATTTCACACATGTTCTAAAAGAACTAGAGTTAGATCCAAAATTATATGATGTTATAGAGCCTGTAGAAGTTAGAAGCTGGGATAGTATGGTCGATGGTGGGACACGACTTTTTTATTACAAAGCTAAAATAGTATCTAAAAAACCTAGAAATCCTAACGATCCAGACTATGACAAGTTAGTTGCAGAAGTTAAGAAAGCTAGAAAGCCAAAATTACCAAAAGTTGATAAAAACGATAGTGTAATTATCGCTTGGTCTGATTGGCAGTTAGGGAAACCTGATGGGGACGGAACTGCTGCAATTGTAGAACGCCTCAATCAGATGATCCCTGATTTCAAAGATTATGTACTTAAATTGAGAAAAGGTGGTAAGAAACTAAAAAACTTACACATAATATCTTTAGGTGATATTATTGAAAACTGTAATGGCCATTACGATACACAAACTTTTGGAGTTCAGTTAAATTTAAGAGACCAGGTAAAGGTGGCGCGTAGAATTATGGTCAAAGCTATTACAGAGTGGGCACCACTTTTTGATAATGTCGTAATCTCAGCGATTCACGGAAATCATGGTGAGAATAGGAATAACGGTAAAACATATACTGACTTTGCAGATAATCACGATGTAGCAATAGTTGAACAAGTACAAGAGATACTTTCACAAAATCAAAAAGCTTTTAAACATGTAAAGTTTCAAATACCAGAACACGAATTATCTGCAACAGTCAAAGTATCAGGAAAAATAGTTGGTATGGTACATGGTCATCAATTTCGTTCAGGAGTTTCTGTTAAGACAGGAAGATATGCTTTTGATAAAGGTATAAAATGGTTTGCAGGACAATGTATGGGTAGAGAGCCTATAGGTGATGCTGATCTAATATTGTCTGGACATTTTCATCACTATTTTTGTATATCTAATCGTGGTAGGTGGTTTATGCAAGCTCCATCTGTAGATGGTGGATCTGAATGGTATAAAGATATATCTGGTGATTGGTCACCTCCAGCACAAATAGCTTTCACTGTATCATCTGAAGATAAAATGTATTTTTGGGATAATCTTAAATTTTTACCATATACTTGTTAAATACCAAAAAAAAGATTTAAGTTAGTAAAATAAGGTAGACGATGATATTAGAAGTTCTCAGGATTAGTTCGCAAGCCGATTCAACAAGCGGTATATTGTTTGATATTACTGACAATAAACGAAAATTCCTTTGTTACACTATTGAAGATGAATATCGTGCAACAAAAGTTATGCACGAAACAAGAATACCTTCTGGTATTTATGAACTTACTCTTCGTAATGAGGGTGGTTTCCATTCTAGATATACTGCTAAATACGGTTCTGATTGGCATAAAGGTATGATTTATGTAAATAATGTACCTGGTTTTGAATATATTTTATGGCATACAGGTAATACAGACGAAAGCACCTCAGGCTGTTTAATTTTAGGTGACTCTCAAACAAGTAATTTGGTAAAAGCTGATGGGTTTGTAGGATCAAGCGTTAATTCTTATAAAAAGGTATATCCGATTGTGAGAGATGCAATTTTATCAGGTGAAAAAGTTTTAGTAAAGTATGTTGATTTTGATGACACAGGTGATAATGAGTACATTGCTGTATCAGGTAAAGAACCAGTAATTAGTACAAGCCCAGTAGAAGATAAAGATTCTCGTCAACAAGAAACTACAGTATACGATTTTAGTAAAGACTATCCTAAATGGCCTGGAACTGTTTTCAAGTTGCAAAGTCCAATGATGAAGTCTGAAGATTTAAAAGAATGGCAAAAAGTTGTTGGTTTAACAGCAGATGGTTGGTTTGGTAATGGATCAAAAAATAAAGTTCTGGAACTCCAGAAGGAGTTCGGATTAAAAGAAGACGGTATTTTAGGTAAGATAACTTGGGATACTTCTTTTGCAAAAGAAATATAAGTTAGGAGTATGATGGTATTATCAGATGCTTTTAAGGTCTCTTTGATCAGAGCAGCTAGAACTGGACTACAAGCAGGTATAGGCGTAATTGTAGCTTCCCAATCAGGGTGGTTAGAAATGTCAATACTTGAAGGTGCATTGATTGCAGCAGGAGCTGCTTTCTTTTCAGCATTGCAAAATGCTATGGAAGAAGCACCATTTAAGTTCATGTCTAATGTTCCAAAGGGTTAATTTAATTTCGTAAAAACGAAATTAGGTGCGCTTATTGACTGGGGGGCTTTACAGCCCCCTTTGTCTATGGAGAAATATGTACGAATATAAAATACAAGTCACAAGAGTTTTAGATGGAGATACAGTCGATGGAATCATCGATTTAGGCTACGAAACTTATGTAAGAAAGAGAATTAGATTCTTAGGTTTTAATGCGCCTGAAACTAGAACTAGAAATAAAGAAGAAAAGAAAAGAGGTCTTATAGCTAAAGATTGGCTTAAAAATTTATGCGAAGAAGAAAAAAATACATTTATTTTAAAATCACACGGAGTTGGAAAATATGGTCGTGTTCTTGGTGAACTATTTACTATAAAAGAAAATAAATCTGTTATACAAATGATGCTTGATGAAAATTTAGGTAAAGAGTATTACGGTGGAAAGAGGTAAAATCAATGAAAGTTTGGATCGATCAAGATCTTTGTACTGGTGATGGTCTTTGTGAAGAGATATGTCCAGATGTTTTCGTTGGTTTAGATGATGGATTATATTATGTGAAAGATGGAGATAAAATATACTCTGAAGCACATGATAACCCTGAAGGAGCAAAAGGTTTAGCAACTGTTCCAAAAGGAAAAGAAGAGGAGGTTATTGAGTCAGCTGAAGAGTGTCCTGGCGAATGTATAATGATTGAGCCAGATTGATGCTAAGTAAATTCAATACCCTAGCACGACTAATAATAGTTTTACTTCTTGTCGTTCCAATATATCCTATTGCACCAGCATTTGCGAATGAAGTAACTGAAACAGAAACTTTTGACGGTACTAATGGTGCGCAGGTTACTGATCTAGGCATACCAAGTGGTAATTATGCAATAGATGATGGTGACAATGTTGCAATAAGGAATGATCAAAACTGTTGTGGTGTAAGTGGACAATACTTTTTTAGTTTGTTAGATAACCAAACACAACAAAATGCTAATACCACATCATTTACTTTTACCCTTCCAACTGATCACGATATCAAAGAAGTGGGTTTTAGAATGGCTGGTGTCAACTCTGATTGGAGTATTCAATATAATTATTCTGACGCAAGTGGTGATCAAGAAAGTAAAAGTGGTCAGTCTGGTGCATCTTATGAAGATATAACAAAATCTATTACAGGTAAATATATAACCTCTTTTACAATTACAGTTTCTGACTGGTCTGGAATAGATACTATATATTGGAAGTATGATGATACTACTACCACTACTACTACGAGTACTACGACTACTAGTACTACGACTACTAGTACTACCACCACCACGACTAGTACGACTACTACTGTTCCTCCAACTGTAGGAGTGCCAACAAATTTTACTGCTACTAAAAATAGTAATGGATCAATTACTCTTGATTGGGAGGCACCAACGACTGGTAATCAAACACCAGATAGATATACAGTTCAGTATGGTGATAATGGTGTGTTAGATCAAAATCCCACCACTACAGATACAGAAATGACTTTGACTAGAAGTCAGTTAGAAACTGCACTTGGACTAAGCAATAGTGAAGGAATAGCATATATGTTTCATGTCAAAGCAGAAAATGTTGCTCAATCAATTGAATCTTCATTTACAGATGTAGAAACAATAACTATAAGTCAAGCACCAGATAATTCTGCTAGTA